TCTATGCCACTCCCGACGGGTCCTTCTGGTGTTCCGGCTGTTCTAAATGCCATTGTGAGTCCTCCTTATATGGTTTGCCCTGGGACAATAAATGTCATGAAATTAAAGGCGAATCTCGGTGTAACGCTCATCGTGAGTGTTGCCGTAGTTGTAAAAGTCTCACCATCTTGGGAGAAACTTACATTGTCGAATGCCTTTTGCCCTTCCAGAGTGTCTGTAATCCAACCCTTCGTGTCCCGATAATATGGGAAAAGGTAGGTCGTAATCCAGTTCTGGATGGTTGAAATAATTACTGCATTTGCAACAGTGTCAAGAGCTCTGAGCTGTTCGGTGAGACGTTCTTCGAAATCCTTCGTGAGAACATTGATTTCATACACGACTGACGGGTTAGTCCTCGTAACCTGAGACCCCTGGTATGTTGAATTGTTCACTTTGATTTCAAAGTTATTGATATTATTCACGTTCGTGGTTTTCTGAATTAAAGTTGCCCCTGCTGCTGCATAATCTTTTTGGTCCAAATACGCCACTTTTGGGGTCGAAAGGACATTCAGATACTTAAATACAACGTCCATCCCGACATTATTGGCGAATCTCAGTCCCGCAACCAATGGAGCAAGGTAAAAGGGGTCAAAATCCGATGTTGGCACTTCTTTATTAACGAAATCATATCGCTTGAATGGGCTCACACAATATTCAATGTACGCTGAATTGAGAGATTTCATCTCTGCAATCCGGAGAGCCTTAGTATTGACAGCACTTCCGGCACCTGTTATGGCCTGCCTGTACATCTTGCCCTCGACCGCATTCATCCTTCGGCAATGATCTTCGACGAGTGCATGAATAGTCTCACTCCCGGACATTATAACCAGTCCATTGAGGTCATACTCCTCAAGCTTGACCAGCACCGCTGTCCAGTCCGCTGTTGTCGCCGCATCCACTGTACCACCCGTGAAATATGTAAATTCCGCTGCATCGCTTGGCACAGTTCTTGCCGCTGCCGCAGTGAGTGTCGCAGTGACCGCTTCCGTAGCATTCAGGGCTCTCATGATTGCCTCGACAATTCCCAGGCACTCATAGGCCGCAGACTTGATGTCCTGAGTCGCTACCGCATCAAATACGCTCGTTTTCTCATCACTTTGTCCTGTTAGGAGACAAGTGTAATTTTCTTGGTTGTTGATATAGTTTATAAGACTTCCCATGTCCGAATAATCGGCCAGAGTGATTGCAAGATCGTCCGCAGCCACCGCAGCACATGTTGTCGCCAGGGTCGTTGCTGTTATCGTCATGGTTGACGTTACGGCAGCCCCCGTATAAACTACCGACATGAGAGGCAGGTTGACATTATCTTGCTTGAGAAGATCCTCGCCCTTGTAGATCAATTGGACATGTTTGCCAACTGTAGATCCTGAGCTAACTTTATGAGCTGCCGTGTTTCCATCGGTCCCATATTTTTTGTATGAGACATCAATGATATCAACGGCACTTGCCACTATTGTCGATTCGGCCTGAGTCATTTTATTGACTACGATACAATTGGCCTGAGAAGGTTTCTGGAACCGGTCGTCTTTTGTCGGGGTCAGATAATTCTCTGCACCGTAATACAACGTCCCGCCACCGAAAACTCCGAGGGCCTGATCTGGGGCCGTTAGTACATTTAAAACATCTTCAACCTCAGTGAATGCATTATAGGGAATTCCACCCTTTGACGCTTCCCCGAGGACAAGAGCCAATCCTGTAACCGCACCCGCACCATTATTAACTGGAAACTCCCTCTTGGAATACGAGCCAGGGATTATTATTTGTTTTCCCGCAAAATCATAATATTGAGCCATGATTATTCTCCATTTAAAAAAATTATTCTACTTCATTGAAAAACTTTGAAACAATGGCATCCCATTCAGATTTTGTTTTTGGCGAGGTCGTTTTGTACTGCCTTCTGTACCATTTCGAAATCGTTCCATCAAGATTCCGCATCCTTGAATTTTCAGCAAGATATTCATTGAGGCTTATTTTTTTTTCTTTTGATTCGAGGCTATTTTTCTTCGCCATAATTATTCACCTGGGACTGTTAGAGTAAAGTCAGTTTCAAAACCGGATAATACGTCATCACTGTATATTGTATAATTACTATATGTATTTAAAAAAGTCAAGGAGAATTCAGTCCCGAAAATAACCCGTCCAAAATTAAAATTGGTGAGGCCCCGAGTTATTCGGTATTTGAAATTTCTGAGCTTAGAATCCTCGCCCGTGAAACCTACCTGTAGATCACTCATGATGCTGTCCAGAATGTTTGCCATGAGGACATCAATGTCAGGGGATGAGGACCACACGCTTATATTCGTTTCGTCGTTTTTTCTCCACTCATGGACCTGAGCCCTTATACTGCCAGTCTCACCTTTTTTATAGGCCCCTGTAATGAGGTCAATCTGATCCTTGGTAATTAGCACGTCCTGTTGGATCTCTTTATTCGTTTTATTATAAAAGACTATCAATTTTGCGATAAAATCACTGTCAACCAGCTCTGGCTTATAACTTTGCCCGAGAGTCATGCCCTCCTCGGTTGGATTGCCTGGAGTAACGCTAATTGCTGGCAATATGTTAGCCCGCAGCTCCTCAAGGTTTCTGTTTTCGTTCAGCTGTGCCGACATCAGAGTCGCGAGAGGATGTTGTTTGGTAATAGATATGAGCTCTATTTTGCTATTCGTGAGGCCCTTCATGTCCCTGTAGGGTATCTCAGTCTCTAATTTTGAGATGAAAAACTCAATAGAATGTATGCCATAATCGCTATATTTTGTTATTATCGTGGCCATTCTTTATGCCCCAATTATCAGCTTCGTAACTTCATCTTTATCGGTCTTCGACCAGCTCTTTGCAAGGACCAGCTTGGGATATATCTTATTTTCCAAATTATTCGGTTGCGGGTTATCTTCAAATACAATAAACGATGGTTTATACCCATACCTGACCGAAATCACGGCATTTATAGCCGGTTTCGAGCCAATCCACTTGATTGCATTACCCTGTAGGATGTAATCCGTCCCATTGGCGTATGTATTCCCCGAGGCATCCAAAATCACGCTATTCAATTGAAAGATTTCCTGTTCCCATAGCTTGTCAAGATCCTTCAAGTGTGGGAGGATTTGATTTCTCCATAGAACCGTGGCTGGCAATACTATCAGGTCTCCCTTCGCAAGGTCCCAGAACGGATAAAAGGCCATTTTGACCTCACCACTCTGCACCGAAGATGTCCAGCCCTCGTTAGGGTCCCTGGTCGTCAAGTCTGCATTAATCACCTGAGAAAGGTCCGATTTATAGTATTCGATATACATCTGATCATCAACAATTGGCCTTGTCGTGGATATGGTTTTCCCGTCGAATTTATAGCTGGTTAGCTCCTCTCCGGTAACATTATTCCATATCTTGATAATTTGAGCGATATCAGCGAAGGCACCCAGGGGATTGCTGGACTGATATTCAGCGTCGTATACTGTCCCGCTCGCATACATGATTTTATTCGTTGCATCCGTGACCAGTTTCTCTGAGGCAACATAGGTCCATCCGTCAAACGTGTAGGTCACTCGTTTTTTATCGTGTAGTGCTGGGGCCTCTGAAAGTGTAATTTCGGTATCGGTAAAGGAGCTCACAGTGAGGTCAGTAATTCCACCCTGAATCTCAGAGGCAATGTTTTGGGCCGAGATAACTGACAGTATAGGGCTCCAGTATGGGGTGAGGACCGCACCGCAAACAGGGCTGTCCTCATCTGCAATAAAAAAGTTCCGCTGATATGTGTAAACATATCCGTCGCCACCGCATATCTCGCACAGAAAATCCGCACTTCCGTGGTTTGAGGCTGCACACGCACAGATGAGGGCCTGTTTGATTTTGCAGAGCTGGCCATGGTTCCTGATAAGGGACTGGAAACTATCCGGATTCCCGAATACTGTGAGTGCTTTTAGTTTGCCTTCATTATTAAATTGACCCATTGCATATTATTCCTTTATCCTGACTCCGGATAGATCAATTTTTTTGGTGAGATTATCTAACTCTTTCAGCATATCGGGAGGTATGGTCCCGAGGGATGCATAATATTCCTTCAGCTTTTCTACCTCTGCCATTATTGCAGAGGACTGATTGCTGATCATCTGATTTCGAAGCTCCAGTGCATTCTCTGGAATAAACTTTTTAGGATTCTTTTGAGACTCATCGACGATAAATTTTATCATTGATATATAAGAAGAAACCAGCTTCCCGTTCACATAGTAACGGCTGTACTCGCCATCATTGAAATTGTTTTCTTTGGCATCGTTCAGGTTTTCAGCCGTCTCAATCGTGACTTTATTGTCACACTGGGTAATGTCCTGAGTTATCATAGGGTCCCTATGATGGTCCGGCTGTACTTCGCCCTGTTCTGGTCGAACCAGCCCTTAATCTCTTTTCGGTACTCAATCAGACGGGCACCGAACGCAGCACTCGTAGCTGACAGAGTGGTCCCGATACTTTCATGTACCGAGTTTAATGATACTGACCGGCTCGCTATAGCCGCGAATTTACCGTCCCCATAGATGTTCATCAGGGTGCAGGCAGCGAGGAGTCTGACGATATATCGTATGTCGTCCGGTACATCCTGGCAATTCTCATACCCGCTGTCATAGTCAAGCATGAATATGTTTTGTCGATCCTGTCCATAAGGTGCGAAAATATATGTATTCCAAATATACTGGAATGAGTGGAGTCTCGTGGTTATTTGTCTCGGTCTGAAATAGCAGGCACCCGTTAGGCCCTTCTTGACTATTCGATAAGGCATGAGGTTAATTAAGGTGTTCCCAAAAAAAGGATCTACAAAATTGGCTGTCAATACGTCCCTGACGGGCCTTCGCCTCAATTTTACTCTGCATTCGTGTCGTGCTGCAACAGTCCTATATGGGTATCCAGCCTCTCTGATATAGAGTGCTGACAATTGTTTCCTGTTCATTTTTGACGTTATACTTGAATCATCAAAATCGGTCCTTACAACTACATCCCCTGCTTTGTCAATGGGATCTTCATAACGTATTCGTCGTGGTAAAATGTCAATATTGAGCTCACGTTCCATGTAAGTAATGGCCATACGAGCATAATCATTTAACTGGTTGTCCGTAATGGATGCGGCATCGGCCTCCGCAATAAGAGGGTTTCCGAATAGTAGGTCATATCTCAGGTCATCAGCGGTAACTAATAGCCCCCACTTGGGGGCTAAATAGTCACTACTAATGTCTGGATTATCGAAAGTGAAGCCTTTCCTTGTCTCTGTACAGGTCATGGTCGCCCTTTTTACTTGGTATATGTGATATAAACATCACCCGTGTCATCAACCTGACCAGGCACCGCAATTACACCGGTTGATCCTACAACATTGTATGCATTATCGATGGCACCAGCTCGAACAACAACTTTATCCACTGCACATATCATTGCATCGGATATTGCTGAAGCTCCTCCGGTTTTAATTTGAACGGTACCGCCACTGTTGGCACCAGTACAAATTACTTTCGCATCGATAATTTTTGCTCCTACAGGGATCGTAAAGGTTTGATTCCCACCTGACGGTGAAATAGAAACCGTTGCGAATCTTTTGAGAGCGGCAATATCAGTAGCCGTCATATTATCCTGA